TATGTTTTATTAAAGTCTATTATATTAAATGCTGCACTTCCTTCTAGCGTTAATGTCTGAAGAGCTTCGGCTCCTGAAACGGCTGCAATTCGGGTATAAGGATTATAACCGGAAGTAAAGTTAGGTGCCGGTTCATTTATTACACCAATTGCTGCAGCATTTACTAATATTGTAGCTGAACAAGAACCGCTAGAAAGTAGATTTGAATTAGCATCGAGTGTATAAAATATGTTTTTATAGAATCCCCCTGTAACGTTTCCGTTACTGTCTTCTTGGCTGAAATTAAAGCTTGATGCTAAAAATGTAGCTGCTAGAACTGGGTTAGAAGAAACTGTTACAACACTATTGTTATAGTCTATAGGGTAATTTAAAAGAACTTTATCTCCGTATATTGTACTATTTTCTCCGCTTACTGATGCGCTATTAATTGTAATAAAAAAGTTACCTGTAATAGACGGCCAAACTGTACCAGGTAAAGCTATAGTACCACCGTTTATAGATAGATTAAAATAGCTCGCAGATAAATTCTTAACATAAAACTGACTTGAAGCAGCAATAGTACTGTTAGAGTAAGAAGCGCGCTGACCATCATTACTATCTTGATAATTTGGATACAAAAATGTATTTGCGACAACCCAAAGCGTGGGTACTGATACACTGTAACTACTATTACTGTAGCTTAAGGAAGGTATATCGTCTATATAATAGAAGTCTAACGTTTCTCGAAAACCTACTAGGGTACCACTTTCCTGTACTGTCTCTGTACCGAATGCGTCGATATATACTGGTGTCGGGGCGCTGGCAGAAAGAGTAGTTATAACATTATAGTTTAAGTCTGTAAATCTCCAGCGCGGTCTTAAATTAGCGTATTTGTTGTCAGTTGTAGCTAGTTCCCACGGTTGAGAGGAAGAGTTAGCTGAGTATAAATCTAAAAGCACCGTACTACTGACTCGGTTTGAAGTAGTTAAGTTAACCGAGAGCGGGGTCGGTGCATCTATTTCTCCTGGAGGGCAGGATTGATAACCGTGAAATATACCGCCATTATTTCTTACAGCAGAAGTTAAATCGGTCCAGGAACTATAATTCCACGCTAAAGAATCAGTCAAATAGTTATAAGCACTAAAAGAAGATGTGTATGTTTTAGACCCTGAATTATCCTTATTAACAACTGTAAACTTAATTTGATACACCCCTGCCCAATCGTATGCAAAGGGACTAGTTATAAGAGTATTGTCTGTAGCAGAAGTAATTTCTGTTAAAGTACCATCTCCAAAAGTGACATATAAAGAGAAGTTATTTAAAATAAACGCTTTGGAGACGTTGGCAACTGTATTAACACTAACTAGAATTCTAGTAGCATGAACAAAACCACTTACTGCATTTACTGTAGTAAGATCTGCGTATTTTACAGAAAACCCGCTTATATAGTCTACTATTACCGGGGACGGCCGCCTTGTAGTGGTTGTGGTAGTGGTAGTTGTAGAAGTAGAAGACGGTGTAGTGCCAGAGTCTTGAGTAACCAGGTAATTGTTGTCCTGGGTTCGCAAATAGTCTAGCGACTGAGTGCTGATGTATTTAATATCAGGCATTATATATTATAACCGGTAACAGTTAATTGAGCGTAGGTTATTTCTCCTGATCCATTTGACGCAGCTCTATACCCAAAGCGTATTAATTCGTCCCCTTCTAAATCTTCTAAATAAATACTGCCATTTTGAGAGAGTCTTGCAGTATTACCGTTCATTGTATCTGCTTGTGGAAACTGAACCTGTACGGGTGGGTTGCTGTCTATTTGATACATTACGTTTAAATTAGTATTGTTACCGTTACAGTACCCTTCAAAAGAATAATTAAAAATCATCGCTGTCTTACCAAAACGCTTGTCAGAGAACCCGCCTCCAGCAACAGGTACATCGTTGCGCAGCCACCCATAAAACGCGACTTGATCGCTTAACCAGTTTAAGTTTCCGCTCGGGTTGTCCGGTCCGTCAGGGCAAGGAAAAGCTGTACTGGTTTCTAGACGTGCAAAACAAACTGAAGGAAACGTTTGGGTCGTGTACCCCAAAGAATAACCATCTAAGTTATAAAACTTAGAACCATTAGACATGTTTACAGCTACAACTCGATTGCCTACTAGGGAAATTTCAGCCCTAATTGTCCCGGACGTTAATTTGCCCGCATTAAGATCTCCTACGGACGCGCTTTTTATGTAAACTCTACCGCCTATAATTTCAAAAGGTACTAAAGCCGGGTCTCTTGAACCTGGCGCGGCTGGGTCGACTATTTGAAAGTTGTCCGCAACAATAGCAAAATAAGATTCAGTCCCGGTAGATCTAACAAAACCAACAAAATTTCCATTAGTGTCTAGATTAGGAAACGGGGTAAATGCCGGGACCCAGGCCCCGCTTGACCGTCTATAGATTTTGTTATTATCATTAGTATCGTACCATATGTCTCCATCCTGCAAAGAGGCATCAGCCGGCTGGGTAGGACCGGCTCTAAATATCACTATTATTCCGGGACCTTCTCGTCGCGGTTCTGACCAGCTACTACCTGCCTCTAAAGCAGTACCAGCTGCATTTATTAAAGCAGTTGTTGACCAGAGTACTTCATTAGTTGATATCGGGGCAATAGACCACCCGGGTGGCGGGTATGGGGTATTGGTCGGGGCAGATGGAGCCGCATCACTACGTTGATAGCGTTTTTCGTAATACGCTCCGGCGGTACCTCCAGTAATGGTTGTTGTATTGTTAACATTGGTTACAGATGCTCCTAACCCTTGACCTTGTAAATATGAAACTAACTGGGTCAGATTTATAGATTTTGTGGTATCAACCGAAGTGTCTACAATAGGAATAATATCTACACCTTGTGCTCCAGCCCCGGTTAAGGTTGATAGTTGAGAGATTTTAATTAGTTCGTCAGCCATAATAATATTTATTGTTAGATATTAACTACAGAGGTGTCCTGTACAGTGTCTGAAGTTACTATAATACGATCTACAATCGTGTTTAAATCATAAAAATAAATTGCCTGAAAATCTTTTAAAGTAAAGCTTTTCGTAGTAGTTGTGAGATCGTTTTTAGGATAAGAAGGATTCCATACAACTAAAGAAACACCCTCAACAATATCTCCGGTGTCTAGTCTTTGTGTAAAAATATTTTCAACACCGGGCACATCTTTAATAAGACCTGTTAACTCAACTAGATCTACAGTATATCCTAGCGTTAATCTCGTTGGAGTGAAAAAGCTTTCAAAGATGCCTTTAATTTTATTTTGTATTAAATATGTTGAAAGCTTAGCAGTACGTTGCAGAGTAATTACTAATCTGGACTGCTCAACAATAGTATCAACATCAGTTTCAGTTGTGTTTTTATAACCTACTGTCAAAGTCTTATAGACAGGATCCATTACAATAAGATCTGAAGTAAGAGTCTTTTTAGAAGTAGATGAAGAAAGTATTAAACTTTTTTGCGCAGGGGTAAGATACGCAATTTTACTGTTCGATGTAACTCTCGGTAAAGCATATACATATACATTGTTAAAGTTGCAAGAATTTGCAAACGCAATTTGGTTATATAGTACTCTAGAGTCCTGGTTAGGGACTGTTAAGCCAATATCATAGAAGTAACGTAAATGATTATTAACGTAATCGGTATTGTTATAAACTTTAACATCTTGAATAATATTATTAAAAGAAGTCCTAACAAAGTTTTCAAAGTCTGAACTAGTAACTAATCTATATTGAGATCTAAAACTACCCGGGGCATTTTTTCTTATATTGTCTACAGATTCAGGTATTGTGTATAATGTAGAAGGGTTAGCATTATCAAAACTTAATGTATTAATATTTGTATCGTCTAAATAAGTTAAATCCGGACTAAATACATCGTTTTTAATAATATTAAATTGCGCTGTATTGTAAACCACAGCAGGTAGATTTAAAATCTCATTGGCGCCAATTTCTCCGTCAGAACCAAGAGATTGTAAATAGTATACTGCTACTACGTCGTTTAAGGCTAACCTTTTGCCGTTAATACCGTCTCCAAATTTAATTTCATAGTTACGAGATTCATTATACCGGACTTCATATTTTTTTGCGGTAGAATTTTCTAGATATAAAGAGTCTGTACGCTCCCATTGCTCCCATTTATTTGTAACTATATCTCTTACATAAACATCAATATTAAAATGATCGACATTTACCCCGCTACCAGGAGCTACAAATACTGTTTCATTTACTGCTCCTTGCGCGGTATATAAAGGATATTCAGTCCATTTACCTTGATAGAGTAAAGTCTGGCTTCCTATATTATCTAAAAATTGTTCTCCAGAGAGAGATTTGTTAAATGAAATGTCACTATTAAAGCAGTACGTTGTATTGTTTACTCTTATAAAAGAGTATCTAGGTATTGTATAAGTACCAGAAGTAAGAGAACTGGTCGCGCTACAAGTAAAAGTAAGTGTTGCTGTTTGAGGGCCTACTGGAGAATAATTTATAAGCTTAACAATACGGTTTATGTTTTCATAAATTTGTGCTTCGCTAAACATAGACTCAGATGAAGTCTTGTTTAAATAAAACATTAGAGTATGAAAAGAATAAGCAACTATATTTGTTATAGCTGTTAAATTAGAACCTTCCAAGTACTGATCTGTAAATAGCCCGCTTTCTGATAAACGAGTACGTATAAATTCTCTTAAAGATACTGCATCAAAAGCAATATATTCATTTGGCTGTATATTGAGATCAGTATTATCTGTAGATATTGTTGACATTGTTAATTTAAAGTAAACCCGGTTTTACTTAAAGTGCCTGGTATTTCTATTTCAGCATCTAGTATGGGTATTAAAATATTTAATGTTATGTAATAAGTTTGCTCGTCTTGATTTACTTCTATATCTACTGTTCTTATTATAACTCTAGGTTCAAACGTTGTAATGCCTTCTACTATAGCATTACCTATAAGACGCCCATTAACTTCATTAAGAGGCTCAAATAAAAACCGGACTAAATTTAATCCATAAGCTGGATTTAATAAGTTCTGTCCGGGTATTGTATTGAATAAATTATTTAAAGAGTTTTTTACTGCAGCCACATCAAAGTCTGCCTTTAAATCTTTAGAAATAGGATTAGTAAAATCCAAATGCAGATCCGAATAAGTATAATTTTTAGTGGTTATCTGTATCTTCTGTAGACCTGTAAAAGTAAGCGACGGCATTGTAAATTACTTAGGGAGAGAGTAAGTAATAATACACATGAAAAACAGTAAGTTTAATCCACTTTTTGAAACAATTTACAGTCGTTTTCAAAACGGTGCAGGGTTTCTAGCAGGAGATGTAGTTAAGCTTAAGTCTAACTATAAAAACTTAGAATGCTTTAAAGCTTTAGGGGAAAATGTAAAGCAGCGTATTGAAGATATTACTAAGACAGGTAATAACATTCGTGTAGGTCGTTTGCATAACTCCCATTTTAGTAACAGTTACGGTGCTATGGGTGGTACAGACGCTCCTGCAACACTTGCAGATTGTTATGAAGAAGTTGCTCCAAGTTTCTGGCGCAACCTAGTAACTATACCGGTTGAATGTTTAGAAACTGCTAACCCGCTCGTCGATTTACCGCCAGTACCAGACAATCAGAAGGATAAACAGCGCGCTTATCAAAAACCGCTTGAAGCAAGTAAAGATAAGCCCAACAAGGATGCCGCAATAGATGAACAGACTAAAGTAGGTAAAAAACAAACTCGCGCCCCGAAAGGAGATTATGAGCTTGCAACAAAAAATACTAAATTAGATAATTCTAATAACTATGATGATAGCAAGCCTTCAAAGCCAAAGGGCATGGAAAAAGCTAAGGAGCTAAAAGAATCGTATGAAAATATTTACGGTAGAATGCTTAAAGAGGATATCGGGGCAATGGGCGCGGGTGCTAACTATGAAGAACTGGAACAAGGGGCACCAGGTATGGAAGAGGTTGAAGCTGGCCCTGAAGCTGATCCGATGGAGCAAGAACTCGAGATGTTAGACGATGAACAGCTTCTTTCTTATTTAAGAAAATATTATAACGAGCATGGTGCTGATGGTGTAAAAGAGATGCATGCTCGTTTAAAACAAAGTAACCCGGCCTTATGTGACCGTATCGGCGGTATACTAAGCCAAGCAAAGCCCTCTACTGATATTGCGCCAGAGCAATTAGACAACTAAAGAAGTTAATCTCCTGGTCCATAACTAAAGCGCTTTTATAAAGATTATCTGAGACTTGCAGCAATGCAAGTCTCTTTTTATCTTCTGGTAAAGAGCTTTTATATACAGAATTAAATAAGTCTTTAAGAAGCTTAGGGTAGTCGTTACCGAACGATTGCTCGTTTTCAATAACAAGTCTTCGCAAGGACATCAAGTCTTCTTTGTTAAGAAGTTTTTCTAGAATCTCTTGCGCAAAGTCTTCATTGTTAATTGTATCTTTAATACAGAGTTTATTCTGTATAACATTACGCTGTACAAAATTAATTATCTTACGTAGGTCGGGGTAATTATACCTAATAACTTCTTTAAGTCTATTAACTTGCTCTTCATCAAAAGAAACGCTTTCAGTTTTAAGAATATAAACAATTCGCTTAGCGTATTCTCTAATAGGCGGAGTAAAGTCGGTAAAGACCTGACACCGAGACTGAATAGGCTGAATAATACGATGAAGATAATTACCGGTAAGAATAAAACGAGTATTGCCTGCGTACTCTTCCATAACATTACGCAATGCGCGCTGTCCAGCATCAGTAAAGTTATCGAATTCATCTAGGAAGATAACTTTAATTTTTCCATCTATACTTTTAGTTTGAGCAAAAGTCAAAATAGAAGTACGGACTTCATCAATACCATTTTTTTCGCTAGCGTTAATATAAAGATATTGCGCATCTAGAATCTCATTAATAAGAATCTTAGCTAGCGTTGTCTTACCTGTACCTGCATTGCCTACTAAGAGTATATTAGGTATCTCCTGCTTTCGCTGACACTCTTCTACAAAAGAACGAAGAGTGTCAGATAAGACCATATCGACCAGTTTAGTTGGTCGATATTTTTCTACCCAAATATTTTTGAGCTGTTCGTTAATAGACATTATTTTTTGTCGGAGGAACCAAAGCCCTTTTCTCCACGAGCTGACTCAACTACTTGATCGGTCCATTCCACATCTGCTTGAATAAGAGGGTAAACAATAAGCTGAGCTACTTTATCTCCAGGCTTAAACACCTGATCTTCAGTACCGAAATTATAGAGCTTAATACCCATATCTCC